CGGCCGCGCCGACGGCCAGCCCCGCCGTCGCCTTCGCGCCTGCCGACATAGCCCCCTTGAGGCCCCGCCCGAGCGCCCCGGCCGACTTCGACGCGCGATCGACGGCCTTCTGCAGCGACGGGTCGAGCTTGCCCGCGATCGAGATAACCTGGACAAGCTCCTTGCCCTTGGCCAAAGGGATCACCTTCTTCTACGGGCGCCCCTCCGGCTTCTCTTCTTGAGGGATGCCTCTATTCGTTGCTGCTCTTCCCGGGACTCTTCGGCGGCCTCGCCGTATTCGGTGAGGAATCCTGCGAGGGGCCATCCGTTGATGTCGGCGACTGAGGTCGAGTAGCGCCTTGCGTACTGCCTTGCGGCGCGTCGGATGTCGGCGGATCGGACTCGTCCGACGCACTCATGAAAAAACGCCCTACTTCCATGAACTTCTTGAGATCCGTCCCCGTCACGCGCTGCATGTCCGAGATGTCGAGCGACGAATCGACCGCTATGCAGGCGAAGAACCCGATCTGCAGGTGGAAGGCGTAGTCGGTCTCGCAGACGCTCGTATGGAAGTCGGCCGACTTGCGGGCCGCAGCCTCGGCCGCGGAGAACTGGGCGGCCGTTATTCTCGAAAGGTCGTAGCGGAACTCCGATCGCTCCTCCCCGTTCACGAGGAGGGGGCGTCGCAGCCGGATCGTTCCCTCTATTCTCGAGGCGGCGTCTGACGCCATCGCCTCGTCAATCGTTTCGGCCATTGGGCCTCCTCTCAAAAGCGGAAGGGGCGTCGGCCCCTCCCGCGCTCAATCGTTACAGCATGCTCTTCAGGTTGCGGGCGAAGTCCGTTCCGTCCACAACGAGCTGGTCGGCCAGCTGATCGACCAGGAGCTTCTCCTTTCCGTCCACTACGAGACGGTAGCGGTTGATCGCGAAGGTGTGCTCGGCCTCGGGGCCGCTGCCCACCTCCAGGCTCACGCTCGGCACGGCCTTCGAGGTGCCGCGGCAGAACGCCTTGCATCCGACCTCTCGCACCGTCCCGTCCGCCTTGGCGCCCGTCTGGATCCAGCGGATCTCAAGATCGGCGCTTCCCGGCTTTCCGAGGGCGGCGGTGTCCGCATCCACCCCGGGGCGCGTGATGGCCAGCTCCATGGCCTCGATCTGGGGCAGCGGAAGCTCCATGGTGCCCATGGCCTTGATCTCGGCGGTGATGAAGGAGACGGAGGGCAGCGTGACGGTGGCGTCTCTCGCCACCAGCTTCCCCCCGCGGTACACGGTGGCGCCGCTGACGGCGCCCGGCTTGTCAACCCATGCGGCCATGGTTACTCATCCCCTTCCAGGTAAGACGAGAGCCCCTCGTCGGTGTACGACACGCGCACCGTGGCGCTCTTCAGCGGCAGCACGGGAGTCACGGCCACCTCCCAGAGGAAGTCCCCCGACAGGAGGGCGGAGTCCGGATTGCCCGACGACTCGAAGAGGATCTGGGGCGATCCGACGAGCGCCCCCTGGGCCACCAGGGCGTCCAGGCGCTCCTGCTCGGAGTTGAGGATCCGATCCTGCAATTGCCGCGTCATGGGGCCGTCGATGTAGGGCGCCCAGCGGGCCTGGAACGCGTTGGTCAGGTAGAGGAGCATGCGAATCCCCGTGGCGAAGGCCGCTCGCTGGTCGTAAGAGGCGCCATCGCAGAATGCCGCCGTGTGCGGCCCCCACAGGACCCACTCGCCCGCCCATCCCACCGCAGTGGTGATGCCGTGGGCGTTCAACTGGTTGGCTGCCCGCTGGTCGAACCCCACCGACGCCGATCCCTCGGCGAAGCGCTGCCTCACCACCGGAACGGTGCGGTTGGACCACCCGGCGAAGGGAACGCCGTCGTTGTCGGCGTCCACGCGCATCGCCTCGGCCGTGGCGAGGGACGACAGGTGCCACGCGCGTCCCCGGGAGTCGACGGCCTGGGGCCAGAACACGGCGGATCGCTCCGAGGAGTACCCGCTGTCGCTCTTCCACTCGATCGCCGCCTGGATCGTGTCGACGTTGCGCGATTTTGAAAGCGAGAGGGGAAGGTCGGCCATGACGAAGGCGTCCCAATGCCCGTTGATCTTGGTCGCCGCCGCCACGAGGGCGCGGTAGACATCGGGGTTGTCCGACCAGCCGGGCGCCGCCAGCAGGTTGGGCACCGCGAAGTGCTCCTGGTAGACGAGCCCGATGGCGCCGATGCCCGCTGGGGCGCTCTCGGTTGCCGAGCCGATCACATCCTGGGCGGTGACCTTCGAGGGATCCACCGTCTCGAAGGTCGCGCAAACTTCCCCGTCGATGGGGTGCTCCTTGTCAAGCGACGTCAGGATCGCGCGGCCGGAGGCGAAATCGTAGGACACGGAGTAGTCCGTCCCCTCCGACAGCGCGGTCTGCTGGGCGCCCTCGCCCCCTCCCGCGGAGAGCGAGAGGGAGTCCAGGATGATGGTATCGCTCTCGATGTAGGCCGTGCCCGCAGCGAAGGAGAGCACCGCCGTCGATGGCTCTTTGGAGCGGTGCTTGTCGGGATCGAGAACGTTCACGACGTACACGGGGCCGATGCCCTCCATGGAGGTGTCGTAGTGCGCGGCCAGGGACTCGCACAGCGTGTAGGACTCCCAGTCCGACGACTCTCCGAGCTTCTCGCGCCCGTCCGCTTTGCTTGCGATCTTCAGAGGGCGGTTGACGACCTGGGCGGTCTTCCACCCCCGGATCAAATTGACCGGCGCCGTGCCGAAGTGCACGGGCACGGTCTCGGCGGCGGCGGACGCCCGCGCGACAGTGTCGCCGAGCGCTCCGTATGCACCGTGCTTGTAATCAGTCAATGTTCCTCCTCACGAGGTTACGGGGGCGCCTCGGCGCCCCTACAGAAACGAATCTATGTCGGAGAGGGGCGGCGTTGCGACATGGGCTGCCATCGACAGGCTGCAGCAGTAGTAGGGCCACAGATCGACTATGGCGCCGTCCTCCTGGTAGGGATCGACCTTGATGCCTGCCCCCACGTCGACGGCAACGCTCCCGCCGATGACGTGCCCTCGCCTCAAGGCGGCGGTCACGACGTCCGCCACTCCGTAGCAATCGGCCCATCCGTCCGCAGAGGGGCGGGGACGGCCCGGAGAGGGCGGATCGGCATCGTTGGGATGCGGGCCGGGGCTCCATGTGACGACGAGCAGCCTGATGGCCAGCTCCGTCTCGGCCGTCAGGGGTCGCACCGTGGCCGAGACGGACACGGTGATGCTGGGATGGACGGAATCCCCGGCGGCCAGCATCTTGTCGGTCGGCACGTACATCCGGTGCACGAGGGGGTGCACCATCTCGGGCTCGCCCGGCTCCTTCTGCTGTGGGGCCTTTAGCCATAGCCGCGGGCACACTTCGCGCTCGAGCCACTCGGACACCGCCTCCACCGCATCGACGATAGTCGCCACGAAGCCTCCTACTCCGATCGGCTCAGGCCGATCTCCGCCATGCCGTCGTCTTGCTTCCAGTACAGGACGAGCCACCACTTCCCCGCCACCTCCAGCATGTCGCCGGCGCGCCGGCGGGCGAACTCCACATCGGCCGATCGCGCGTAGAGCACGATCTGGTCGGCCTCTACGCCGGTCTCTGGCGCGCGGCGGGAGCCCTCGGCCGAATCGATGGCGCAGACTATCTCGGCTCCGTCGACGGTGACGCGGCGACCCCAGTGCTCCTCGTTCAGGAACACCGATCCGATATCGGCATCCAGGAGCTCTCCGAAGGCGCTCACTCCCCCGCTCCCAGGGCGCCCAGCTCGGGTGGCTGCACGGCGGCGAGCGCCTCCAGGGCCTCGATGATCGAGGCGTTGGTTGCGCCGACGCGGCAGGGCACGCCCCACTCGGCGGCAAGGGCCTCCAGCTCCTGGCGCTTCATGGCGGCGAGCTCGTCGTGGGCCGGAATGCCGGGGGCGGTGCCGTCGGAGCCACCGGGGGGCAGCTCGGCTGCGATCCCGCCCTCCTGGCCGCCAGGGATGATTTCGCCCTCTTCGGGCGCGCCGCTGGCCCCATCGGTTGCGCCTTCGGGGTCGATTGCAGCTGCCTCGGGAACGTTTTCGGCGGCTCCAATCACGTTTTCGGCCTCTTCGGGCGCGTTTTCGGCGGTTTCTGGCACATTTTCGGCCGTTTCGGGACGTTCCTGCGGCAGCGGCGCTACCAGGTAGCGAGCGAAGCCGCCGGCCACCAGGCGCGCCTCGTAGGCGGCATCGAGCTCGGCTGCGTCCCCCGGGCGCAGCACGCGCCGCTTGGGGTCGGCCACCGAGGCGAGGCCGTTGGTCATCTCGATCATCGCTGCCCCCTACTCGCCGCCCTGGCCGGTCTCGCCGGGCTTCTTCTCGGTCTCGAAGATGACCGTGGCCGACAGGAACGGGTTCTTGTCGGCGGGGATGAGGAGCGGGCGCGAGGTGACTACCATGGTGCGCACGTTGCGCTCCTCGTCAACGAGGACGCGCGGCACGCGGCGGCCGGCGCGGGTGTGGTAGGCGCGGTCGGCCTCGATCTGGGTCACGGCGCCGTAGAGCTTGCGGCCTGCACCCGGGGCGGTCATGACGGCCTTGCCCTCCGGGATGTACTGGCGGACCGCTCCGGCATCGTCGATGTAGGTCTCGTCGTAGCTGATGACGTCGATCATGCGGCCGTGGACGTTCAGGCGGCACATGACGGAGGCCGTCTCTGTCTCCAGCTTCGGCGCCACCTCGCCCACCGACACGCGTCGGTTGTCGAGGAGGCGGAGGACGCCCTCGTTGTTGACGATGGCGTCGGCCACGTCGGGGGCGCAGACCAAATCGCTTGCGGGGAGGCCGCGGGCGGTGAGGTAGCGCGCCATGGCGTGGAGGTAGTCGAGGATCGGCGCCTTGGGGTCGTCCCAGGACGTGTCGAAGGCCATCGTCGCCGGGTTCGCGGCCTCCGTGTAGAAGCGCAGCTCGTCGGCCACGGTGACGGACAGATCGTCGGCCACCGCCTTCATGACGCAGCCGTTGGTGAGCATGACCTCGGCGGCCATGGCCTCCTCTCGGCGGGTGATGTAGCCGCCCAGCTCGTCGATGTCGGACACGGCCAGGTAGTCGGAGCGCTGCTCGGGGCTGACCGTGCTCATCAGCGCCTCGCCGAAGCCGCGCTTGTTGATGTCGTCGATGGTGATGGGGCGGCCTGGGGCGATGGTGGGCGGCGTGTACTCGCGCATCTCCGCCCCGGCGCGGCCGATCATCACCGGCGAGCCGTTGCGGGTGGTGAAGGGGGCCAGACCGCGCTGGCCCGCGCGGCGCTCGACGAGAACCTTCTCGGTGGAGAAGATGTCCGTGGCGTCGTTCGTCGGGAAGTAGCGGTCGGTGAGGAAGCTCGGGCGAGGGTCGATGCCTCGGGCTACCGCGATCAGCTGGGTGGGGTTGTAAAGGTCGATCATGTCCTTCCTTCCTACTCTGCCGGCTCGATGACGTCGGCGGTGATGATGCCGGCCTGTCGCAGGGCCTCGATGTCGGCCGCGACGAGCTTGTAGGTGCCGCCGCACTTGAGACGGTTGCGGGCGAAGTTGCCCGTCTTGTAGGCCACGGCCACGTCCCCCGCCGCTGCGGACTCCACGGTCTCGGCGAGGATGTAGACCGCCTCGCCGGCGGCCACTGCCTTGGAGAGGGCGGCCATGTTCCCTCCGGGGGCGCCGGCCAGCACCGTCCCTCGGGCCAGGGCCGCCTCCGATGCCGCCAGCTTGACCGTGGTGGTGTGGGCGTCGGGCGTGACGCCGGCGAAGATGTCGTCGTAGGCGAGGGTGCCCACGGTGCTGTCGAGGCGCGTCATTAGCGAACCCCTCCCTTCTTGATGGCATTGAAGAGTGCCACGGCGTTCTTCACGTCCTCCTCGTCGCTCCCGTCGTCGCCCTCGTCGTCGGCGGGCTTGGAATCGACGTCGTCGGCGTTGGAATCGTCCTGGTCCTCGTCGGCCTCGGCGAGGAACTTCGCCCCCGCGGCCCGGCCAGCCTTCATGGCCTCGACGGCGAGGGTGCCGGCGCTCATCGGCTCGTCGCCGAACTTCGCGCGGGCGACCAGGGCGGCGTTGCCGACCTGGTTCTGGATCTCCTCGATCTCCTGGATGCGGGTTCGCTCAGCTGCGGCTGCGCGGGCCTCGGCCTCGGCGACCAGGCCCGGATAGGCGGCGCGAAGCTCGCCCAAGTTGCTGATCTCCAACTCTTCCTCCTTTTCCTTTGTGCCGGCTGCGCCGGCGCTTGCTCGGTATGTCCGCGCGGGCGGCCCCGCGATCGGCCCCTTCTGGCCCGATGCCAGCCACTCGGGCAGGTTCGGCAGACGGTCGAGCGGATGTCTCACGCCGGCCACCATGAGGTAGCCTCCGCGGGCGTCCAGGGCCGTCTCCACGGGATCCTCGTCGTCTGCAGGATCGGGACCGTCGACACCGATGACCTCGTCGGCGAACCCGGCATCCACCGCCTCCCGTCCCACGTACCAGGTCGTGGCATCCATGAGGGCCTGCATCTCCTCCTCGGTACCCCCCGTGCGGGTCGCGTAGATGGAGCGCAGAGAGCGCTCGGGCGCCGAGATGTCGTTGATGACGCCCTGCAGGTCGGCGATGGTGAAGTAGCCGAAGATGCAGGCCGACACGTTGTGCACCATCACCATGGAGCCTGCGTGCACGCGGATCGTGTCGCCGGCGCACATGATCACCGACGCCGCCGACGCGGCCAGCCCCTCGACGGTCACGGTGACGTGGGCGTCGAGGCCCTTGATCGCGTTATAGATGGCTATGCCGGCGAACACGTCGCCTCCGGAGCTGTTCAGTCGCACGTGCAGCTCGGGCACGGGCCCGAGGGCGGCTAGGTCGTCCACCACCTGCTGCACCGAGATGCAGTAGCTGTCCGGCTCGCCGGTCCACCAGTCGGTGTAGGCCCTCTCCAGCACGTCGCCGAACAGCGTCAACTCGGCGCTCTGGCCGTCATCCGCCGCCGCGACGTTGTACATGGGGGCCACAGCGCCCGCCCGCGCCGGCGCGGGCCGCGGCCCCAGCAAGTTGCTAAGAAATCTCGGCATCTTCTTCCTTTCCTTCGTCGTTTGCCCCGTTCGCGATGCCCATGCCCATTCCGCCCCGGGCGTCCGCCAGCGCTGCGTTCTCGCGGCGCAGGCGCTCCACGTTGCGGCGGAAGTCCGACCCGTTGAGCCGGATCGCCGCGTCTTGATGGGTCGTGAGGCCCGCGTCGATGGCTTTTATCTCGGAGGTGATCTCCTTCACGGGGTCGAGCTGGCCCGGCGGCGGCCCGATCCACTCGCAGCCGAGGTAGGCCCGGCGCGCCAGGGGATCGGTGAAGAACGCCGGGGCCGTCAGGCGCCCTGCGGCCACGGCCTCGCACATCCACAGCTCCCACACCGGGGCGCAGAAGTCGTCCACGAGCCATGAGCGGCGCATGCGGAATGCCTTCCAGGCCTCCAGCAGGGCCGCGCGCGCGGCCGAGTAGGAGCTGTTGAACGACTTGAGCAGCAGGTCGGCGGGAATCTCGAGCGCCGCGCCTATCTGCTCGGACACCGAGCGCACGAAGCCGTCGAACCCCGAGGAGGGCCGCTTCGGGTCGGCGAATACGATGTCCTCGCCGGGCTCCATCACGTTCACCTGGCCCGGGCCCATCTCGTACTCGGGCGCGTCCTCGTCGTCGCCTCCTTCGTCGGCGCGCCCCGGGGCGACCTGCCCCAGGGGGTTGGCCGACGGGTCGGCGGACGTCTTGACGAACGCCGTGAAGAAGCTCTCCACCACGGCGGCGACCAGCTCGCTCTCGGTGTAGCGGCGAAGCTGCAGCAGCTGCTCGACCACAGGGGCGAGGTAGGGCACGCCGCGGTACTGCTCGGGGCGCTCGGCGTCCATCACGTGCAGCACGTTGGGCAGGCCCGTCCTTTTGCCCCAGGCCTCGACGCGCACGTACTCGGACGCCTCGGCGATCGCGCCGTCCTGGGGATAGGCGTTGCGGACGTGGTAGGCGACGATTGCGCCGGACTTGTCCACCTCCACCCCGTCGTGCACGATGTTGCCGTTGGGGAGGCGGCTCTCCGACCACGCGAGCGTCCCGAGCGCCGGCGTGCCGCTGCACGGCGTGGCCACGCGGTCGGCCTCCATGACGCGAAGACGCAGCCGGTACGGTGCGAACGGGGTCTCCTTGGCGCTGGTGCGCAGGACGAACACGTCCCCGGACAGCACGGCGCTCATGAGCACCAGCTGCTGCATGCCGTAGAAGTTGTTGACGCGGGTGGCGTCGCAGCACCGCTTGTCGTCGGCCCACAGCGCGAACTCGCGCGTCGCCGCGCGGGCCCACTCGTCGGCTTGCTCCTCGGTCATGCCGAGGTAGTCGGCGTCGGGGCGCGGATTGGGCACGAGGCCCGGGCCCACCACGTTGGTGCGCTGCGTGAGCACGCCGGAACGGGCGACCGGCGACGACATGAACAGCATGCGGCTGCGCTGGCGCAGCGTTGGGGCGTGGTCGCCGATGTCGCGGCCCGGCGAGCCCGAGATGGCGTTGAAGCCCTTCAGGGCGCGCTTCTGGTAGCTCGCGCCCGCGTCGCCGTAGCCCTGGGCGACGACCCGGAGGGTCTTGCCCTGGCCTCCGGCGCGCCGAGCGCGTGCGCCGGGATGGTATCTCTTCGGCACTAGGCCTCCTCTCGGTTCAGAAGTCCATCGGGACGACGGCGAAGGCGGCGCGCACGGCATCCCCCGCCAGCTGCGCCTCCAGACCGTCGATCTCCTCGGTCAGCTCGTCGATGGCCCTCCGCACCTCAGCGAGGTCGGCCTGGTAGCGCGACAGGTTTCGCGAACCGATGCCGTAGGACTGCACGCCGCCGGACAGGATCTCCGCCTCGCGGCGCTCGTAGAGCTCGAGCCGCGCCCTCGCCTTCGCGATCCTCTCGGTCAGGCGCCTCTCGCGGCGCTGCTTCGTCGTGGCCATGGAGCCTCCTACCAGTCGTCGTATCCGATTCCCTCGCGCCTCGCCGGCCGATTGCGGCGCTTGCGAGCCGGCGGGGTAGCCGCCGGCGCGGCGGGGGCCTTTCTCGCCCGCTCCAGCCGATCCCAGTCGGGGTTGAGGATGTCCAGTGCCGCCAGGCTGTAATTGCGGCAGTCGAGCGCCTCGTTCCGCTTGTGGCCCGGCAGCTTCTCCCAGCCGAGGCCGCCGCTGGGTCGCTTGACGAGTCGCTCGGAGAGCAGCCCGCTGAAGAAGGCCGCATCGTAGCCGGCCTCGCGGCGCAGCGGGAAGTGGCAGTAGCGGGGCCCCGGCTCGCGTGCCTTGAGGGACGACATGATTGTGGCCTTGCCGGCATCCACGCCGACGGTGTACAGCCACGTCCACATGCTCTTGTCGCGTATCGGAACCTTGGTGGGGACGCCGGTGTAGGGAATCGACTCGCCGCCCTTGCCCTTTATGGCCACGACGCGCTGCGGCCATCGCTCGCGGCAGCGCTCGTACACCTGCTGGGTGCGGTGGCCTCCAGAGTCTACGCAGGTGAGCGATGGCCTGAGCCCCGTGCCGTCCTCGTAGCGGTAGGCGCGCTGCGTGACGCCGTCCAGGCGCTCCCAGACGGCGGGGCCGGCGGGGTCGCCCATGATGATCCCCTTCTCCACGCCCCAGGTCTCGCCCCAGCGGCCGTGGCCGACCACTTCGTACTCCAGGCGGTCGTCCTGGGTGTCGACGCCGACGGTGACCACCAGCACCCCGTCGGGCAGCTCCACGGGGCTGCCGTCGGGTCGGGTGCCGTAGTCCTCGCGGCGGGCCATCATCTCGTCCTCCGTCTCGAGATCGCCGCGATCCTCCCACAGCTGCCCGAGCTTGGTGTTGTAGACGACCTTGAGCTTCTGCGGGTCGTCCTTGGCGTTCAGGAACTCTATGGCTATGTCGCGCCATGAGACCCAGGGCGACGAGAACGCGTTGAGCCAGAAGGATCGGCATCGGGAGGAGGCGAGCGCCTCGGGGCGCTCCGCGACCCAGCGCGCCGGCTGGCGGCGCATGGCCGCCTCCTCCGTCACGCATCCGCAGCTCGGGCACGCCCACTCCACGGGCCCTTCCACCTCCCAGACCGCGCCGCCAGACGCGTCGCGGCGCCGGGGCTGGAAGCGGATGTCGTCGAACCTGATCTCGTGCCAGGCGCCGCACTCGGGGCAGCGGTGGCACCACCGCTCGCGCGTCCCCTCCCGGTACATCTCGTCGATCTTCGACGCCCCCTTGACGGTGGGCGTCGATACGGCCAGGAGCTTGGCGTTGAAAAACGTCGTCGTGCGCGCCTCGGCCAACTTCCACGGATCGCCCTCGTCGCCGGCGGACGGCGCCCATCGGTCGAGCTCGTCGCCGATGATGTAGCGCATCGGGTTCGAGGCGAGCGACGACGGAACGTTGCTGCCGGCGAGGATGAGGATGCCGCCCGGGAAGGTGCGCCGCAGCACCGTCGACGACTCGCCGCGCCCGGCCCGCACGTCGCGCACCTTGCCCGACAGCACGGGCGAGTCCTTGAGCATGGGGGCGATGCGGCGCACGCTGAAGTCCCGGGCATCGCTGAGCGTCGGGTGCACGTACAGCACGCCGCCCGGATCCTGGTCGATGATGTAGCCGAGCGCGTTGAGCTCCAGCTCCGTCTTTCCGACCTGCGAGGCAGCCACCATCACGATTTTGCGCACGTCCGGATCCGTCACGGCCCGCATGGGCTCGCGCAGGTAGGGAGTGCGCTCGGTTCGCCAGGGGCCGGCCTCGGCCGATGTCGAGGACGATAGGCGCCTGTGGCGGTCGGCCCACTCGTCCACGGTGATGTCCTCGGGCGGCGCGAAGCCGCGCACGGCCCGCGCCACGGTGCGGTTGAGATCAGCGATCTGCTGCTTCCTCGTCCGCATCCTCTGCCCTCCATCCTCGCCTGTCGCGCACCATCGCGTCGAAGGCCTCGGGGTCGTACCGGTAGTTCACGAGCTCGGCCAGCACACCGTCGACGGCGTCCCTGACGACCTGGGCGACCGCGGCGGCGCCCGATGCCTCGGCGGCGTCCTTGGCCACGCGGCCCGGCAGCGCCACGAGCATCGAGCGCGTCGCGGCCACCAGATCGGTTATCACTGCTTCGACGTCGTCGGCGCGGTGCATCGTCCTCTCCAGCTCGGCCACCTGCAGCTCGGCCTCGCGGGCCTTATACTGCTTGAGGTCGCGCTCGGCCCGGGCCTTGGCCATGTCCACGGACTCGCTGGCGCCGCCGCCCTCGGCCTCGAGCTCCTTGAGGTACTCGACGTAGGCCCTCACGGCCTCGCGCACGTCGAAGCGCATCACGCGGCCCTTCTTGGTGTAGGGGATGACCCCCTCGCCGGCGAGCTGCTGCACGCGTCGGTCGCTCACGCCGAAGCACTCGGCCATGAACTTGGTGGGCACGGGGCCGTATTCGGTTGGCAAACTGCTCCTCCAACGTAGCGAAACGCCCGGATTTCCCGGGACGAAAAATGGCGGGGTTCTGGGCTCGCGAGCACCCCAGGGAATTCAGCCTGCTCACAGTACCTTTTTCATTTCATGTACCGTCTCAGGTGATGCTCAAGCCTTTTCTGCGCGAGCTCAGAAAGACCGCTCATCGCCTCCTCGGCAACCTCATCGTTGCCCACCATCTGGGGCACCGACACGGTGCGGAAGGCCTTGAGCTTGCCGCCGTGGCGCTGCATGGGTAGCGTCGAGCCGCCATTGCCGGACACCAGGAAGAACGGCGAGTCGGAGGGCCGAGCGTAACGGCCATGGTCCCTCCCCTTGGGAGCCCAGTGCCCGATTGTCTTGCGCGCACCTTTGCGGATAGTCGCCTTTATGGTGTACCGCTTGCCGCCAGGGGGCGCCCCTGGCTTCATGCCGAAATGGGTCGGGGTCATAGGACTGCCCGTGTAGACCAAGGTGAAGTCGTCAACCGACTCGCCGCGTGCCTGCACATGCATACCTCCGGCCAGGCGACGGCCGCCCTGGTTGGGGTTTATGTCGGCAGCCTTGATGGCGTATACACCGCGCACGGCCTTAGATACTTGAGCCGGGCCCCTGCTCCGCAAATCGCCCACCGTCGCCTTAATGGCTTTGCGGGCCGCCTCCTTGTCCTTCAGCAGATCGCGGGCCAGGCCCTCGGGGCGAGGAAGGATCTTGATGTCGATCATGGCCACACCTCCGGCAGCGGGCACGAGAGAGAGGGAGAATGCCCGCTGCCGGGCAAGGAGAGGTCGGGCCGCCAAGGGGGAGCGGCCCTGCGGCGGATGCCATAGGCGGCCTCCAGGGCCGCGATGACATTTTCGCCACGGTAACATTACAGCTCGGTAAAGCTTCGTTCAACTAACGCTAACTAACGCGAACTCACGCCGACTAACGCGAACTCACGCCGACTAACGCGAACTCACGCGAACTCACGCGAACTCACGCCGACTAACGCGAACTCACGCGAACTCACGCGAACTCACGCCAACTCACGCGAACTCACGCCAACTCACGCGAACTCACGCGAACTCACGCCAACTAACGCGAACTCACGTTTACTCGCGCGCAAAAAGAAAGGCGCCCTGGGGCGCCTTTGGCTTTCTTGGTTGTTCAGGCCACTCTGGCTATTGCTGCGGCGAGCGATGCTACCGCCCTGTTGTGCAGGCTGTAGACCGATTGCCGGTACTCCTCCTCGCGGGCGAGGTAGTCGGTGCGCCCGCCGTACTTGCAGAACACTACGGAATCCCAGTCCATACCATCTATGTAGCGCAGGATGAGAACTTCCCTCTGCTCGGCAACGCGCAACGCGGACACGGCCCGCTCCAAGATGTCCCCCTCCGTCTTGGCCGCCGCCTGAAGATGCTCGACCTTCTCGGCGAGCTCGTCGATCTCGGCGACGCGCCGGCACATGGGCTCGTCGCCGGTTGCCCGGAAGCTGCGGCCCTGCCCCGCCGACGGCGACGGCACATCCCCCATGGTCTCGCGCTTTCGCTGCAGACGTTCCGTCTGGATCCGCAGCTCCTCCTTGAGGTTGAGATAGGAGCTGAGCCGGTTCCTTGTTCCTGCGATCGAAGCTGCCACGGCTGAGGTCTCCTCCCGACTCGGTTCCCCTGTTTTCTCGGCTCCAGATTATACACAACATATTGTGTCGCCGTTAAGTCTTCCCAGTTGAGAGCCATCGCATTCACGGCCGAGAGACACGGATCCCTCGCCTCCCGCAGCTTGCAACAGCCCCCTCCCCCGTTGACCTCCGAAGACACCGGGAGTCCTTCGGAAACCCCTCGAATCGCGCTCGTTTTCGGCTTTTCGAACCCTCTTTGAAGAGTTCCCCGTTAGAGAGATTGTGATAAAGAACTAGGCATTCTTTATCCGAGCGATGGGGCCATCGGGAAAGCGCCGTCTGCCACCAGGCCGTTTCGCGAGAGCGCCGCCGCTTCCGCCATGGGCTCGTGGCGAATAATTGGCGAAACCCGCCCGAGTCTAGCCGCTTCCGGTCGACCTTCGCGAAACCCCACTTCGCGCCGCATCGGCGGCTCCGGGCATATTCGCCGAGGACTTCCCGTCGCCCAATGTGCTCCACAAGATATTCACACTACGGGCGCCGCACTCCTTCCGGCCCCTCTCGCCCCAGGCACGCGTCGCACCTCCTCTGCCGGCCGAAGCGGGGCGCGAACACCTCCCCGCACGACGCGCACCGGCGAGGTCTCTTGCGCGCCGCCTGGATGGCCGACTTCGCGCGGGCGACGTCCATGGCGGCCTCCAGGGTCTCCCTGTCCGCGAAGGGGATGCGGCAGCGGGAGATGACGGCCCAGAGCGCCCGCGGCACGGCGACCAGGTTCCCGGGATCGAAGTTCCCCTTGTCGCCGTCGGCGAAGACGATCATCGTCGACGGCGGGACGGGGCGGCCGTTCGCCGCCTCCCAGGCGATGAGGTGCTTGGGCCTCCAGTTGTCGTTGGTTCGGCCGCAGCCGCCCTCCTTCAGGCGCGGGCGCTCGGCGACCTTGACCCAGGTGTAGCCCTGGCCATCGACCCGCTCGGAGCCGATGGGGGTCAGCTCCGCGTTGCGGGGCATACCGCCCTTCTTGAAGCGCCCCGCCGCGCAAGCCGCCCGCGAGGCCTCCGACGGCATCCACTCCTCGATGGGCCTGCCCTTGTTCGCCGGCACATGGCCGGGTTCGAAGCGTCCTCCGAAAGTGCCGCTGCGCACCCCGAGGCGGCCCTTTTCGTTCTTCACCTGGCCGCGCGTAAGCTCGATGCCGAAGCGCTCCTCGAAGGCCGCGACGATCTCGGACTCGGTGTGGCCCGGGATGTACTCACGCATGAACCGGTGCATCTCCTCCGTCCAGAAGCCTCCGGGGGCGCGGCGGATTTTTCGCCGGCTCGCCCACTCCACGAGGTGCTGACGCGATATGGGCGCTCCGAAGATCGCCTCGAACTCGGCGCAAAGGTCGTCCGTCGATGTCGATGCGTCCGGGTACCTGCTCTCGAGCCAGGCGTTCTGCTCCGGAGTGCGCCGTCCCGTCATCGGCCCTCCCCCGCCCCGAGCATGGCCGGCACGGCGGCGCCGTCCGACATCCGGCCGCGAAGGTGGATCGCCTTGAGCATGTTGGCGGCGTTGGCGGTCACCTGCTCCGCCACCCCCGTCATCGCCTCGGCCCGCGCGATCTCGGCCTTGATCTCATCGTCCGAGGCCTGGGCCAGGCGCTCCATCTGCTCCATGAGCAAGTTGTGCATGTCCCCGAGCGTGTTCCTCGTCATCTCGTCCTCCTAACTTCATCGATAGAAATCCAGCACACGATCACCAGCGGCACCAGCACCGCCGCCAGGGCGGCCCGGGCTACCATCCCGTCCTCCGCTCGAACCAGTCGATCCATGCGTCGATGAGGGGCGATAGGAGCGGCCTAACGAGTGCCCATACGGTCATGCAGACAAACGCAGCGACAGCGACGACGATGACGCAGAGGACGGCCATGAGCACCATGATCGCGATCGCCAAGAGCACAGCTATCACGCTTTCCACCTAGATCACCTCGATACGGTGCGGCGGCGTCACTTCCAGCAGACTCAGGTTGCACGGCATGTTCCAGTCGGCGCCATCGCTCACGGCCACGAGATGGGCCACATCGGATGGCTTCAGCGAGTCCTCTATGGGGCAAACCTGGCGGCACTCGTGCCGGACGTACCAGCCACGGGCCACCTCGCGGCCCTGCTCGTCCACCACGCGCACCATCGGGACTCCGGGCACCGGCTCCACGGAATCGCGCTCGCCCGTGTCCCCGCCGGGCGCATAAACCTGATAGGTCTCGATCATTCGGCCACCACCTTCGCCTTGCACCCCGGGCACCGCTCGGGCATCGGCTCGTCCCAGCCGTGCACGTCGATCCACCCGCACTCGTCGCACTCGATGCCCTCCACGCCCTCCTCGTCGTAGAGCAGGACGTGATTCATGCGGCACGTGCCCTCGGCCATCCGTGCTTGCTGGACCAGACGCCCGCGAAGTTGCGGAGGATCACCGCCATATCCATCGGCAGGGAAAAAGCTTGCTTCTGCCATTCCGTTTCTCCTCTCAAGTGAGTCCTAACCTCTCCTACCCCTTCACTGCGGGGTTTCCTTTGGTTGTAGCCTGGTTAAGTCTCGTTAAGTCTAGATATTGCCAATTTTCCTGGGAAAACTCTCCCGACTGTGGGGGAAAGCACCCCCGACTGTGGGGTTAAGAGCGCCCGACTGTGGGGTTAAGGCGCTCGACTGTGGGGTTATTTCGGGTCGAATTTGCCCCCACGGTCTGCTCCTCTTGACTGTGGGGTTATTCCCTCGGATTCCCCAACAGTCGCCCGCGCGACCGTGGGTGCAAATCGTCAGGGATTCCCCCACAGTTCCCCATTGCTACTGTGGGGGCGCGGGGCCCGGCACCGGATTGACGCAGTACAGCGACGAGTGGCCCTTGACGCCCTTGTGGATGAGCGTCAGGATGCCCACCTCCTGCAAGCCCCTCAGGGCGCGCTCGGCGGTGGCGTCGCGGCCGTCCAGCATCGCGGCGGCCTGGGCGCGGGACAGCTGCACCACCTGCAGATCCCACGCCTCCAGATCGTAGGCGCACCACGAGTCCAGCCACTCCTCCATCCAGCGCTGCTCGGTGAGGCCGAGCGCGCCGCCGTCCTTGACGATGGAGCACATTGGCGCCAGCAGGCGCGGCCAAAGAGCGTCCCTGCGCTCCATCAGCAGCGCCCCGGCGATCATCTGCATCGTCTCGGGCCTCATCTTCCAGAATGCGTCGGCCAATTTCCTCTCCTTGCCTTGCCATCGAATGCCTTCCCCGCGCCCTCAGGGCCGCCGCTGCGGCGCGTCGCCGCCGCCGGCCGGGTAGATCCTCACGGTGATGCCCGAGTGGGGCTGCTCGCGCGCGTAGGCCTCCACGGCCCGTGCCGTGTCGGGATAGCACGTCATGTCCATGCTGAGCCGCACGGGGCGCCCTAGCGCGGCCTGCTCGGCCTCGTCGCGCCGCGCCCTGGCCTCCACGGCACGGAGCGCCCTCTCGGCGGACTCGCCCAGATGCG